TGTTTGGTATTATAATCGGATTAATCATGGAGGCGTTTAAGTGAATAATTATGAGAGTCATGCATGGACTGAGTTTCGTGCAGCAGGTTGGGTTGATGAGAACAATAAGTTCAATGATGAGATGCAGGAGATGATCTGCACTCACGTACTGAAGTTGTTAGATGTATTTCACGATGAAGGACACAGCGGAAGCTCTGCACCTTACACAATCAATATGTTCAAGCGACTGGCTTCATTTGAACCTATTGCGCCCGTGACTGGTGAGGATTGGGAATGGGTTGATGTTGAAGATAGAATGGGTTCTTCTCTGTGGCAGAACAAACGATGCAGTTCGATATTCAAAGACAAGGACGGTGCTTACGACATAGAGGGTATCGTATTCTGGGAATGGTATAAGAATGACGAAGGTGAGATGCGTAAGGCTTACTTTACTAGCTCTGCATCTAGAGTTCCTGTAACATTTCCCTACGTTAAACCCGATAAGCCTGAGTATCGATTCATGCCTACTGCAGAATATCCTAACGAGGTTCTATAATGAAACTAAGTGAACTGCACCGATTGGTGAATGCTCATCACCGTGAAGAACGAATGGTGCGTGAAGATCCAGAAGTTGCCATTGAAATCAAGCTTCCATACTCTACCGTAGGTGCTCGTCCAACAGCTAAGATCAAGCACATTGGTATGGGATTTGACTGGGACGCAGGTAAGTTCATTATCACACCAGAAGAAAACCTAACACCTGCTGATCGTGACTTTGCTGAACAAATGAGAAAGATGCAGGATGATTTGGGTTGGGTAAAGTATGAGAATCGTGGGCTCAAAGCAGAGATTAAGAGATTGAAAAAACAACTTGCAAAAGATAATGAATAAATCATATAAAGAGGAAGTTGTAGATCAAGCAATCCTTGGTTTAATTCAAGGTGGTTTTCCTTTAGCAGAAACACTTCGTCTGTTGCTTGAGAGAATTTACGAGTGTGGTTATAATGAGTGTCGGAGACAAGTAGATGAAATCGCGCGAACAAATCATAACTGACATGTGCTATACTTGGCGCCACGACTATGGTCTAGCCAAGGAAAAAGACCCAGGCGGTTATAGCTTTCCATATCTAGCTGGTATGGACGACGAAGAGCGTAAGCAGCTGTGGAACGAAATGGCTAAACTGTTTGATCACAACATTGCACCTTACATGGAATTTAAGAATGAGTAATGGAGATTTTGAAGTACATCCTCGTGGAACATCGCGCGAGTTGTTTTTGTCACGCGCTTTGGCTCGAGAAATCGACCAAGTACTTCGCCAGTACGGAAATGTGGTTCCTGAAAATGTTCTAAACGCTTATCTTGAGCTAAAGGAATTGTATGCAATCCAAATCGAAACCGGAATGCTGTAACGGTGACTGTAATCAGGGTCGCGACTGCCCAATTCGCATCGAAATGCGTAAGCAACCGATCATCTGGAGTCATGTTTGGCACAACTTGCTGAACTTTACCAATTATCGACTAAATTTTACCCTAGTAGAGTGGCTCTCTATCGTAGCCGCTGTCATTTTTATCACTCTGGCGTATACAAGATGAAGGTTTACATCAATAAGTACAGAAGTCATTGGCTTTCTCCTTACACTATCCTTGAAAAAGTGCTTTTTTGGAAAGATTGGGACAAAATCGAGTACGATACGCCTTGGGTAGAGAAGTGGAGTGACCGCTTGCAGCCATTTTGTGTTGCTCTACAGAAGATTTTGGATAAAATTCATCCAAAAATCGACTACGTGAAGATCGACCCTTGGGATACATGGTCGATGGACCATACTTTGGCTAAAATGGTCCTTCCGATGCTGAAACAACTGAAGGAAACCAAGCATGGATCACCTTATGTTGATCTAGAGGACGTTCCAGAGCATCTTCGAAGCACTACGACCGAAGACTACGACGACCAGCTGTGCTTCGACTTCTACCACGAGAACGAAAATGAAAAAAGTGAGTCTTGGGACCTACTTCATAAGCGTTGGGACTGGGTTATGGACGAAATGATCTTTGCTTTTGAACACAAGCTCGACGATTCTTGGGAAGATGAATTCAGAACTGGGGAAATCGATCATCTTTGGGTAAAACTCGACGAGACTCACTATAATCCCATCACACAGAAAGATGAAGGTCTCTATCAGATGAAAGAAGGTCCCAATCACACTTACGAGTTCGACTACGAAGGATACGAGAAAGTCGCTAAGCGAATCGAGAACGGCTTCAGACTCTTTGGTAAGTACTATCAAGGACTCTGGGATTGATTTACAATAATTCATCTTTATGGTATAATAACTATTATGAAAATTGCACTAGCATCCGACCTTCACCTTGAATTTGGTGAGATCTCCCTTGAAAACGATCAGGGAGCCGACGTACTGATCTTGTCAGGCGACATCTGTGTCGCAAGTAAGTTCCGTGACAAAGATCGTAAATTCTTTCGTGAGTGTTCCGAGCGCTTTCCCAAGGTGATCTACATTATGGGTAACCACGAGCACTACAATGGCAACTTTGTTCTAACCGAGAATCTTCTACGTGAAGAACTAGAAGACTTTGAAAATATTCATCTGCTTGAAAAGCAGTCTGTCGATATTGGTGACTACACTTTTATAGGTGCTACTATTTGGACCGACATGAACAAGAACGATCCAAATACTCTTTGGCATATCAATCGTGTGATGAATGACTTTCGTATTATCAGCCATCCTAGTGCCATGTACGAATACGAACGGTTCACTCCAGAGCTCGCGTATGAAGAACACCTTAGCACAATGGACTATATTAAGAGTGTAGTCGACGCTAAGCCGGACGGTAAGTTTGTAGTCGTGGGTCATCACGCTCCGTCGAAGCTGTCGGTGAAGCCTCGTTATCAAAATGACCCACTCACTAATGGTGCATACTCGTCTGATCTGTCTGAGTTTATTCTCGATCGTCCTCAGATAAAGGTATGGACTCACGGGCATACACACGACACGTTCGACTACATGGTTGGAACTACTCGAGTACTGTGTAATCCTCGCGGTTACGCTCTATACGAAGATCGTGCTGATGAATTTAACTTGGAGTTTTACGAACTATGATTGTTACTCTTGAAAAAGACGAAAACGGTGATCTCGTCCTTCCTCTAAGCGATGAGCTTATGAAACAATTAGGATGGGAGATTGGTGACACTATCGAATGGATCGATAATAAAGATGGTTCTTGGTCAATGAGGAAGAAAGAAGTGGAAAAAGAACTCGTACTAGTCGAAACTATTTCTCTGTTTCGCATGCGGTATGTCGTTGAAGTACCTAAGGGTAAGAAAGAATGGGCACTTGATACTGTAACATTACAGGAAGCTGAAGAGATGTCGCAGTATCACGTTGGCGAAGATATCACTTCACACCGTGTAATCAGTGAAGAAGAATTTTTGCAAATTCATGACGAAGACAACGACTATCTCAAAGGGTGGACTAACGAGCAAAAACAACGTTGCATTCACCGATGGATAGACGACGAAGCCGAAGCGAATAAATTCGCAGAAGCAGCCTCAAAAGAAACACTAAAAGACATTGAACACTCAGAACATTGGTATGACAGGGATCGTAATCGATGAAAATTTATCTTGACATGGACGGCGTACTCGCCGACTTTGAAAGTCGGTACGTCGAACTATTTGGTGTACGACCTGAAGATACACGAGCTAACAACAGCCATTTTTGGAAAAATTGGCGTCCCTTTGTTGCAGGGAAAAACTTTGAGACGCTAGGATGGAACAAAGGCGCCGTTGAACTGTTGGCTTATGTAGCATCTCTCAATGTGCCTGTTGAGATCCTAAGTTCTTCAGGAGGAGGAGATCTACATGATGTTGTGGTTCCTCAGAAACTTAAGTGGCTCGAGTCAAAGGGTATTCCATACAAAGCAAATATCGTTCCCGGAGGTGCTAAGAAGGCAGAGTTTGCTGGTCCGTGGAACATTCTAGTCGACGATACACTTAGAGTTGTAGAAAATTATCGAGCTGCAGGTGGGACTGCTATCCATCATAAAGATGCAAACGATACGATTAAGCAACTGGGTAAACTTTATTTGGAGTGGCAAGGAGGACAATGAATATCTTTTATTTGCACAACGATCCACAAACTTGTGCACAGATGCATAATGACAAACACTGCGTTAAGATGATTCTTGAATATGCTCAACTACTTTCTACTGCCCATCGTCTTATTGATGGTGCTCTCGTTAATAGCGTCAGTAAAACTGGTAGAAAAACGAAGCGATATGTTCTTCCTGACGATCGCGAATCTGTTATCTATACTGCTACTCATGTCAATCATCCTTCAGCCGTTTGGGTAAGACAGACTGATTCCAACTATCACTGGCTCTTCAGTC